CGCTACTGGAATCTTGTCCATTAACAAGGGCACAAGAACCACCACCAAGAGCATTGTAGTTACGAACTCGTGAACCTTCAGTACCATAACGGTAACCAACGGCAATACCGAACTGAGGAGCACGATAACCAACCTGAGCAAGCAGGTTCAGTTTACCAGTGGAATCAAAGACACCAGTAGAACTATCGGCACCATTTTCAGCAACGTAGTTCAGGTTAGCAACCAAACCTTGTGTTCCTGGTTGAGTGTATTGAGCACCGAAACCAGCACCAGTTGCCTTGTTATAGACACCTGAAGTACCACCAAGTTGGAAGAAGTCAAGAATGTCCGACTTATATGCAGAAGCAATCCAAGCCATCTCAGTATTACGAACCAGAGCACCAGCAGTCAGTTTTACATTCTTACTAACAGGGAAGGTGTAGTAAAGACGATCCAACCAGACATTGCTACTGGTTCCAGTTCCTTGTGAGGTTTCTGCTTTGTCAAGTTTGAGAAGTGACGAAGAAGAACCAAAGGGTTGACTGGAGAAGTTACCAGAACGCAGGCGAGTGCGCAGCAAATCCTTACCACTGAACGATGTATCAAAGTTGATACGAAGGTCATAGTTGAATGCAGTATTACCAGACTCAGCACCAGTAGTAGTCCTGAGACCAGGAACACCACCCAGAACCATACTTGCCTCGCCTCTCAGTTTGGTAGTAGTAGAGAATTGAGTTGCTTGGAGTTTACCAACTTTGCTTTCAAGACCATCAACACGAGCAGTGATGACGGTGAGTTCTGTATCAAACTCAGCAAGGAGTTTTTTGAGTTCATCTGTGCTTTCGGTTACACGCTCAAGGCAAGAGTTCAGAAGAGCTGCTGCCTCAAAACGGGTCATTGATTTAGCACCAGCGAAAGTACCATTGGGGTATCCAGCAACACAACCATAACGCTCAACCAAATTGGAGAGTGCTTGATAAGCCCAATCCGTAGGTTGAACATCAGAGAACTGTGTGACGCTTGTGACCTGTTGTGCGGATGCGTATTGACTAACCCCAGCCATATTAAGGTCTGCTGCTTGTGCAACAGGGGAGAGCATACCAAGAGCAACAGGTGCAAGCATCAGTTGTTTGATTTTCATAAAGTTTGTTTTTTGTACTAAACGATAATGTGAAGATTTACAACTAGGCAAATCTTTGTTATTTAGATATCTTAATCAAATCTTAAGATGAGAGTATCTTAGGATATTTTTGATCTTATGTCAAGTAAGATTTGGTTAAGAAGCGGAGTATCGGATTTGAACCGACGACATCTAACTTGGAAGGATAGCGTTCTACCACTGAACTAACTCCGCATATAGGCAGGTGCGGTATCTCCATTACTGGTTCCCATGCTCCTTTTACTTTACTTACCTAATGTTTGTGAGAGTGGAAGGTTTCGCATCCTTCTACTGTATCCCTTGTCGGGGTGCCTTACTTTTGGCATCACTCTCAGCGTACTTCCTTCACACCAGAAAAGTATAAGACATAATAAGTATTATGTCAAGCCCCCAGCGAGGATTTGCACCCGCGACTATCGCTTACAAGGCGATTATTTTAACTGCTATAACTATGGGGGCAAGCTCCACAACCTGGATTCGAACCAGGGACCAAGTGATTAACAGTCACCGACTCTACCGCTGAGCTATTGTGGAATGGTTTGGAGAATAAATCTCCAACAGGCACGGCTGGACTCGAACCAGCAATCGACATCTTAGAAGGATGATGCATTATCCATTATGCTACGTGCCCATGAGACTATTCTATCACTCCTTAGGGCAGTCGTCAACCCAAGGAGCACACAATCTCATTTCACCACCAAGAACTGATTGGGCATAAGACCCGTCTGGTGGTTTCTCTGAGTATCGTGGTAAAGGTATTTTAACCTTTCCATCGTCCCCTGTCAAGCGTTCATACTCTGCAATTGCTGCATCAACATCACGTTTGATTCTCCTATCAAGTTTCTCTGGGTCTTTAATCACAAAGTCGTTGAGAATAGTTTGAGGAAAATATCTTCTTTGAACTTCATCAAGTAAATCCCAAATACTATCTTGCTTGATACCAGTGCATTGTGAGAGTACTGCGATAATAGAACTCAATACAATCCCTATGATTGCGTATTGCTTTATATCTGGTTTTTGTTTTCCAAATTTAAACATAAGAAAGGGGACCGTCAAGTCCCCTTATATATCAGACTTCTACTCGAACCAGTCGAGAAGCATAATCATGGGCATAAGCTGTGCGAGCACCATGATGTCCCCAACCAATCCAACTGTACGCATAGTCCATGTAAGAGTATATAGATTTACCAGGAGTTTTCATCTTCTCCTCAATCCTCTTCCATTGAACTTCATTTGTTAGATAACGAAGTTGCGTTTGAAGTGATGATGGCGAACCACCAAACTTCTTAGCAAAATCACCCAATCCATGATAACGGTTGGCAGATGTCCATTGAATCAATCCATAACCACCGTAGCAGTTGCGGTATGACGTTATACTACCACCTTCACAAACACTAGATTGGAATGTTGATTCCTGTTTAATGTTGCCCATGATGGTAGCAAGGGCGTTTCTGTCTTTAACACCATAATCTTGAAGAAATGCCAAGGTGGCATTTTCACTTTCATTACACCCTTTACAAATTAACCTTTTATCTTTTGGCTTTTCGGGAGCAACCTCTTTGGTCGCTGTCTTGGTCTCAAACTCCCTAATAACTGAAAATGGTGGAAGACCACTTACAGGAGGGGGAGGAAATAAACCAGGCAGTGTTGCCGTACTGGTTGTAACCGATGCCAAGAGAGGCAAGGCTACTGTAAAGAAATTTTGCATTTAGTTTAATTGAACTCTACATCCCAATAGAAAGGGGGTACACCAACCCTCTCGGGAGGCACTTTCCTGGGCACTAATGTCACATCAAATTCTCATGATGTAATCCCTGTGTTAGGGATTTTCCATAATAAGTTATTATTTATTTTTTGTCAAGCGTCCTCGGACACTTCTTCAACTGTCTGTTCTGGTTCGGGAAGTACTACACCAACCTGTTGAAGATACTCGATAGCACCTTGAACTTTCAGAAAAAGTTCTCTTTTTGCAGTTGCTTGACCTTGAAGAGTTTCAAGTTCTTGCGATAAAGTTTGACGTTGTTGTAGCAAATTTGTAAGATGTTGTTGTTGTTCAGTCATAAAAATAAATTTGGACTGTTGCCATTATACCACATAATTTCCTAAATACTTACAGTCCTATAAAATAGAACAATGAAAAGACTTCTATTAGCCTTTTCGTTATTCCTTACTACTCCTGTTTTTGCAGGTGAAATTACATCAAGAATTACTGATTCCGTTCAATTGACAGTACAGGGTGCAGCGGTACAAACAGAAAGAATTGGTAGTTCCTACGCAGTTGGTGGAACCAACATTAGTGGAGCAGGTTTTGGATTGACTGGTGGCACATCAAGTGCAGCAGCAACAAGATCAACTCCAAGTACATCATTTGGTCTCGTTAATGCTGGAGAAGCATTTACATTCACAGAATCACTAAACGTTGGAGATAGTTCAGTAACTTCTCAGACAGTCACTAATGGTGCAATTTCTTCACCAACTCTATATGGTAAAAACACAACACAACTAGCAGGTGAGAAAGGTACTCTTGCAGGTACGATTGATACCTCTACAGGTGCTCTTACAGTTACAGGTGGTGGTGCAGGAACCACTGCTATTGGTCAACGTAGTGTAGAACTGAGCGTATTCAAATGAGATCTATCCTAGCAGGCATTTGTCTGCTAGGGTTTTCTTTACCATCCCTAGCGGCGCCAGTCACACCAAACTTTACTAGTGGTACTGTAACTTCTCATACTGAATCCACCACAACAGTAAACGAAGTCATTAGACAACAAGATTTCCAAACTGGATTTAGTTATACAGTTACTGGAACAAATATCAATATTCCAGGAACTCCAACTCTTGGAGCAGGATATTCTATTGTAAATCAAGGACAACCATTTCAGTTTTCAGAAACTTATATGGGTCCTGGATTGATTAAAGATACAACAGTCAATAGAACCACGACAATTCAATCTGTTACAGACTCAATGTCCGTATTTACTCAGTAAAATGAAATGCCTACGAACAATCCTTGCCCTAAGTGTATTTGTTCTCCCTGCGTATGCGGAGGGGGATACCCCTGTAACTGCGATTGCAAATCCTCAGGCAACATCAACAGGAAGTGTAACAAATCAGGCAGTACAGGTGCTACAGGGTCCATACGTGACCAATTCATACGGTGGTGGAGTAAGTTGTCAGGGACCAACATTTAATCTTACTCCCTTTATGACCACATCCAAAAGTGGTTCAAGACCATTTGAAACTTTTGCAGATATAGATAATGATCCAACCACAGGGATTAATGGATTAGAAAGAACTGGTCAGAAAGATACCTTTGCAAATAATTTTGGTCTATCAGCAACTTTATCATTCCCATTAGATGGTGGATTACAGGAAAGATGTAAGACTGCCGCAGATACTTGGACTGCTAGACAAAGAGCAGAAACTGATAAGGCAAGACTTGACTTTGAACTTGTAAGGTTACTCAAATGTGGAGAAGCAATGAAGAGTGGGATTTTCTTTAATCCTGCTTCCCCTTACGCAAAGATATGTGCGGATGTTGTTGTGATTCAACAAAAACCTTCTTCTGGCGTAATTTCTCAACCTTTTGTTCCTTCTTCAAAAGTTTCAAAGTCTTCTTATCCAGTTCGGCAGCAAACAACAACTGAGTCTCGTAAGGCGTCAGATCTCGGTTCAACAATTGTTTCCCCCTCACAAACGTCTGCTCAATAATAGGTTTTAAAACTTTTACCAACTGTTCGACCAAAGATTTGCCAATAAGAGCCGCAGCAACACTAGCAGTAGCAGTGGTGCCAGATAATACAACCGTTTCGGTGGATGGGACTGGAATTGTTCCGATATAAGGAACAGTAATAGTCGGAGCATCTATTTTTGGTACTGATGGTGCAACTTGTGTTTGTTGTGGAGTTTGAGATACTTGGCTTAATACATCAGTAATGCCTTTAAGATCTGGAAGTGCTCTGGGTTTATCTTGTATCTCTTCTTCCTTTTTTGGTTCCTGTTGAGCATTTACCATTCTCCTAAACTGCTCAGTTGTAGGAGCATCAATAGGTTCATATTGTGGAATACCTTCAAGAGGAACATCTACAACAGGTATTGGAAGTGTTCTATTAATTGGTACAAGAATAGGTGGAGGTTCCAAATTACGAATAACTGGAACATCCACCCTTGGTGTTTGTATATTATTTGATCTTATATCAGGAATTTCTGGTACGTTTGGCATCTAATTCAGCAAAGTTTTTCTTCTTTGTTCCTCCCGAGTATTCCCAAGCATAACCTTCAACAATCATTTGATCATTCAATGATTTTTCTTGGTCGTTAATAAATAGATGACCAATGATTCTACCATACTTCTCTGTGCTATCGGGGAGTTCAGTTTTGATTAAAATGTTCTTAGCATTTTCTACTTTATGCTTCAACCACTCTTTTGATTCGAGTCCATATTTTTTTTCGTTTGCGTCTGCTGTGCGACTCTCTGGAGTATCAATAGCAGCAAGACGTATTCGCTTACTGAGAGAGATATCAAAACCAAGGTCAATGTCAGCATCGATTGTGTCCCCGTCAACTACTTTTGTAATTTGTTTAATACGATAGATGTATGGATCTCTTAATGACATCAGAATGGGAGTTTAAACTTCCCAGTATTTAGTTTAGGAATAGGTAATTTTTCAAATGCCTTATTAACTTGTTTCTCTACAACAGCACCAACAAATTCTTCTGGATTGTTGAGAATTGCTTCTGCTTTCTTGTAAGTCACATAAGCACCTACACAAAGAGCACCACTCAGAACTAAACTTAGTGTTGAAAAAACTACTGCAATGTTTTTCATTTTAGTAACTTCTCAATTGCGTTGTAATAATAGACAGCATTATGATCTTCTACGCCATCAAATCTCTTATCATCAGCATCTTCTAAATGAATCTCTGGATGAGTATGAACATATCCAGTCAAGAAAGGTGGAGTTTTGGGAACAACATCATCACCGTGAACAAAACGAAGATGCTCTACATTCTTCAGTCTTTCTCTCAAACCTCTACCACCTGGACGAGGAGAACCAATTGTGACGATTGCTAGGTCTGGTGCAGACTTAATCATAAGGTCAGCAACAACAGTCGCAGTAGCACCACCAAGAGAATGTCCTGAAAGAATTAGTTTTCTACCTTTCTCTAATGACTCATAGTTCAGAACCAACTCAGTAATGGTTCTGGTTGCATTATCCTTAAAACCTCTGTGAGTATCTTCACTACGGAATAAGAATCTTAGATTAGTTGCCCAGTCCGATGTCTCATTAGTTCCTTCAATAGAAAGAATACAATAACCAGGAATACTTTTATCTACGATGAAGTCATTCTTATCTGCATAAACTGCGACACAGTTCTTAACTGCTTTTAGAATTACTTCCTTCGGTAATGTTGTGTTCATCTTTAGTTTCCAAATATGCCATCCTTAGTATATAGTAAATGCAATAACAAGTAAAAATTAAACCAGAACCAAGAATTGTGCAAACTCCCCAAGGAAAATCATTCATTCCACCCCTCCTCTTTGTGTATCCATACTTTTAAATCTTTAACGTATTTTCTTAATATCTGTGATTGTTCCTCATGCCAAAAATCACCCGTCTCCAAATGAAGACGGGTGTGATTATCTATGGCTTTAAGTATTTGGTGTATTGGTTTGTTCCAACACTCACGATTGGGAGTGTCCCACTCTCTTGCCATAATACCTCATTTTTTCTTTCCACCATTCTTTGCTTTCTTTGCTGTAGCATTCCCCTGATTCTGTTTAGAACCATTGGAACCTTTCTTACCTTTGTTTGATGACTTTGCCATTATGCCCCTGTACGGGGTTGAACAAAACCTTCACCTTCTTCCGCTTTAGTTTCGAGAGCTTCAACTCTTTCCACTAAAGTTACTGGAGTTTCGTCTACAGGTGGTTCTGGAGGTGCTTCTACAAACTCCTCTCTTTTTGGTTCTCCTTTCTTTTCATCTTCCTCATCACCACCTTTCTTCATTGTATTGATACCAAAAGTGGCAGCAGATGCAGTGAAGACTGTTGCAATAAATGTTGGATCCATCTTAGAAAGAGTACCAGCATAACTTGCGGTAAGAAGAGCCGCAGACCAACCCAAGATACATATACGAATTAATTGTCCCATAGCATTTTCGTTTTTCTTATTAGTCATCAGTCCTTGTGATGATGTCTTTTATATTTAGGATTTAGAACCAATATTTGATGTTAATAGGAGGAAAATCGTCAGGATTAAACAACTTAATAAACATTCTCCTCCCATTTAACGGATTTATCATTCTAAAAGGAATGATACCATTCATCAGAATCTAAACTTAACCTTAGCAGAACCAGAAGCATTATAAACAGTACCATCAGTATCATAGTTACCTTCAATGAAAATCATTTCATTATAATTGATTGATGCTGATGCGCTCACTACATTATCTGTAGCATAAGATCCATCAACACTCACACCAAACTTACCAAATTTATGTTCTAGTTTTAAACCAACTTCGCCAGTATGATTAGTTTGATTTAATGCATCAACAGTTCTTGCAGATTGAATAGATCCAATTTCAGTATAACCATCTCTACGAAGTTGACCAACTGTATACCCAACATATGGTGCAACACCAGTTGTTGGATGAACATACAATCTATTATGCAACCACCACTCATTACCTTTTGGTTCACTTTGGTTGTAGAATACATACTCAACTGTTCTACCAACCTTATATGTATTTTTAGCATATCCAAAGTTAGTATTCAATGTAGTCCACTTGGAATACAATGCATTAAAGACACCAATATGGTCTTTCTTTTGAGAAGAGATGCTATCAGTTCCAAGTAAATCAATATTTACTTTATTGTATTGAGCACCAACAGTCCAGGTTGGTTTAATATCAACTTCAAATCCACCACCAAATGTGGTACTTGTTGCTGTATATCCATCAGCATAAGAATAGATGTAATGGTTGTTTGAGAATACTCTGAACTTCTCTTTGGTCTGTGATGGTTCGTGATCTAAAAATCCATTGATACTATTATTAACTTTATCGAGAGTATCATATTGGTCAATACGTCCATAGAAATCAGCATAATTGTGAGAAGTAGCAACAACATCTGCTGATGAAGTAGTTACAACTGCAGTTCCATTTGACACAACAGTTGAATTATCACTATAAGTATCAGTTGTAACTGGTGTTGTAGTTGTGGTTGTTACATAAGTTGTTGTAACATTAGTTGTGGCATGGAAATTAATTCTTTGTTTTCCACCATTTTCTGTCGGTGTACGTTCAATAGTTGTCTGAGTTACAGGAGCAAGAGAAGCAGTGGATGCAGATACATTATTAACAATACTGGAACTGACTAGAGTTGGTGGTGGAGGTGTTCCCCCAGTTTCATAAATGTCTAGAACACCATTCTGGTTAGCATCACCAGAAAGTGCTGCTGCTGAAAGACTCACGGTGCTGGAAAGAATCACACTATCCATAGGCATCCAGTTGACTGTTGGAGACCCAGCAGCATTATAAGTAAACTGATAATCGCCAGCAGAAAGTCCAGTAAAGGTTACACCCTGCCAAGAATATGAAGTTTGAACGTTAGGATCATAAGGAACCAACGCAGTTCCATTAGAAGTAAAGTAGTTTGTTCCAGGAATTAACCCATCTGGCATCGTCTGCTGAATTAAAGTCCAGTTAACCGTTGATGGAGAAAAATTAGTTCCATTGATACCTTGTAGAGTTAAAGTACCTTCGTTGAAAGTAGTTCCAGGATGCCAGTTACCATACCAGAAAGTAACTGCTCCGTTCCCACCACCAACATATCCAATAGAGTTGGTGTGAGATAATACTGCTGTTGGTGCCCCCATTAAAAGAGCAGACGCTACAGCAAGCGCCCTCGTAGCGTAAGACATAAAAATTCCGTGATTTGATGTGTACTAGCGAAAACAAAAGTATTGTTTAAGATGAAGTATTCACCAAATCACGGAATCGTGAATTGGACTATGTAGATTCAGACCAGTTAAGATCAGTGAATCAGTAATGATTGTTACTATTTATTATCCCTTCTTCCAGGAATCACCTTCTGCTTTTCTTCTACGAGCAAGTCCTGCTTCTACATTAGATCCAGGATTTCTGTATAAGTAAAGCGCATCGGGAACTTTGTCCCATTCTTTATTCTTCAGTGTGCGTGTAATGGTATTGAAGTTATCACCACCATAAAAACCAGCACCAAGATTGTAAGCAAAAGAAAGAAGTGCTCCTCTTTTACCATCGGACATTTCATTCCAGTGTGGAATTTTGCGAAGTGACGGAAGAAACTGGTTCTTACATTGAGTAATCAACAGTTCATCTGCTTCCTGTTGAGTGATAGTATCTCCCATATGGAATGGCGATCCATCCTTCTTACGAGTGGTTCCCCAACCAATAGTGATTGGAAGTCCACCAGATAAAGGATCTGGATATGCTTTGAGATGACAACCTTCAAACTCTTTAATGAGTTTTAAACCAGTCATAGGCATATCATCACCACTAGTTACAGGAGCTGCAGCGGCAGGAGCAGATGCTGGTGCAGCACTAGTCTTTTTTCCCCTATAAATCTCTGCCCAATCTACAGTATCATCAAGATACTTAACTGGGAGGTTATCTTCTAACCACTGAACTGCTTTGATGTGATTAGGGTTCTTCTCGTCATAAAACTTAAAGAAGTTGTGTAAATCGATTCTTGCCATTAGTTTTCTCCTTATGAATCAATCGAAAATGCGACCCCAACCATCGCTGCCACCTGGGCACCAACGATGCTTAAGAACTGCTTTGGTATAAACGGTTTTCTTGCCGTTTGTTACTGGTCCAGTATAGTTGTCGTTCAACGAACCATAAGGATCATTGACATAGTATCCTTTACCGTCTGGTGTCTTACCGATGACTACACACATGTGCCCACCAGTAGGTGCAGAAAGAGAACCCCTGTGAAGGATACCAATAACAACAGGTTTCCCAGCATCGAGACTTTTATCAATATCAGAGAAAGAAAGATTGTAACTAAAGTGTGACTTAACACCATAACCTTGCAGAACCTTGGTCTGAACTGCGTGGTCAGTTGTGTCACCGATAGCAAATACTTTCGTAACATACTCATCATCACCTTTGATGCTTCCTGGCTTGAGGAACGCAAGGCACATAGCACACGAAGAAGAGTTGCAAGTTCTATGTGCATCCCTGTAGTTGTCTACTTGATTAAAATATGGAACTGCCAATACTGCTGGAGTTGGGGGTTTTGTTCTAAACATCCCAATCCATTCAGTTTCAGAATCATCCAGGAATTCAGCAGGAAGGTTATCCTCTAACCATTGAACTGCTGCTACGTGGTCTGAATTCTTATCATCATAAAACTTGAAAAAGTTATGAAGATCTAGAGTCATTTTCTTCTCCTATAAATTCTAATGAAAAAATATCATGATCAGGAATATCTGGATTCAACCATTCACTAAACTCTGATTGAATTGCATGAGCATCTTCATAGTCCTTTTGTTCACAGAGAGAATGAATACGATCAACTGCCCAATCATGTGATGTCCGAAGGGTCTGTTCCAAGGTAACCATCAAAATAATCCTTCCTAAAGTATCTGGAGAGTATGTTACTATTGTAGTACGCAGGAACCCCAGAGTCAAGTGCTTCGGTCAGTACATTATTTAGGAAAAGTTGCCGTGTTTCTTCAAAATTACATTTGCCCTTGGTCTTATGTAAGGATATTATTTTTCTTTCAAAACATTCTTTACCATACTTCTTAACGTCTTCTTTAAGTTCTGGACAAGAACCATAGTATTTTTTCCAATCAGATTCTTGCTTAGACTTCCGTTTCTTACCAGGAGGAGTTCTGAACGACCAAAAGTACTTGCGTCCTATGTAACTTCTACCGGTGATCTTAGAGTGAATATGATAAACAAAACCGAAATACTCTTGAATGTGGGAAGTCTCAAATACTTCACCCTCGTACATCCAAGGATTTTCATAGCTCATATAAAGTAATCTTATGAGCTACTATTTATCTTTAACGGGAACAAACCTATTCTAATGATATTTTGTATTTTTGTCAAGGCATTGATAAATACTCATAAAGAGATGTACTACAAATGTCGGTATATGTAAAAAATCTTGTTATTGATACCAGTTCTGATTTTTCTGAAGAGCTTGATCTAATCCAGACTGGTGGAGGTTCTGTGAATCTAACTGGATTTAGTGCAGCTGCTCAAATGAGAAAAACTCCAGAGAGTTCAAGTTATGTTGGATTTGGAATATCATTTATTGATCGCCCAAATGGAAAATTAGTAATATCATTAGGCAGTACGATAAATTCTACACTTAAAGGTGGAAGATACGTATATGATTTACTACTAATTCGTCCCAATTCAAGTAAAACAATCGCAGTAGAAGGAACTGTTTTAGTGAGAGTTGGTATCTCTACAGGATGCTTCTAATAAATATTCATACAAAGTATAAAAGTAATAATGACGGTTTATATTAGCAATTTAGTAATACATACTGGAACAGATTTTGAACAGGTTTTTGTATTGGAAAGTGAGGCAAGTAATGGTGCTTTGAATTTGAATGGATATACTGGATGTGCTCAATTAAAAAAATATGAAAAATCAATATCTTCTGGGTCGTTCACAGTAGATTTTACAAATAGGCAACTTGGAAAAGTAAAAATTTCTATGGCATCTACAGTCACAGAAGAATTAAAACAAGGAAAATATTTTTATGATTTACTTTTAAATGATGGGGATTCAATTCAAAGAGTAGTTGAAGGTACTGTATTAGTTAAGAAATCTGTTACACGGATATAAAAAAAGCACCCTTGTGGGTGCTTTAGAGTGTATTGAGTTTTTATTATCTGTTTCTTTGACGCTCAATATAAGCATCAAGTTCTGCTTTTCTTTGTTCTGGAGATTTCTTTTTCTGTTTCTCATCATATGCCTTAACAGCATCTGAATGTTCCTTTGAAGGTTTCTTTGGATTAGCATAAACATTCATAGGACCCGAAGCAGGACGACCTCTTGGATCCATACGAGCTTCGACAATTTCACCAATCATCTCAGCATCCATCTCGGTCATAAGGTATTGTGCCTCCGCAACGGTCTCTGCGTGACCCTGTGAGAGGAGATACTCAAGTACGAGGTCATAAGCATCATACTCAAAGGATTGCTTGAGAGTTGATTTTCCTGCTGCTACACCTGCCTTAACTGCTGCTTCCTCAGCACCCTTTGTATTGCCTGCTGCCTTTGCTTCATCTCTTGCCTTTCGTGCTGCTGCTAGTTCAGCACTAGTTGCTGCTCTTCTTTCAAACTTGGTTCCACCTGCAGTAGTTCCCATAGCAGGTTTTGCAGGTGTTGCTGCTGCTGGTTTGGTTGGAAGAACTTTAGGTGTTGTTGCTGGTGTTGTTGCTGGTGTTGTTGCTGGTGTTGTTGCTGGTGTTGTTGCTGGTGGTTTTGCTGCTTGTTGTTTCGCAGCAAGATCCTTCAGGCGAGAATCACGTGCAGCTTTTGCATCATTATAATTTGCATACATTTTACCATCAGAAGATGACTTATATTTTGAAGGTGCTGCCTTATCTCCTTGCCCCGTCACTAATCCTTTTACAAAATTTCCAGCATCTCTAACTGGAGAAGATACTGCTCTTGTAACAGCATTACTTGCTCTTGCAATAGGATCTTTAGATGTTGTTTTTTGTCCAGCAAATCCTTGATAGTAAGCTCCTGTGAGATCACCAGCAGCCTTAACTCCACTTACTGCACCTTTAGCAACATTTCCAATTTCTTTTCTAGTTGCAACACCAGCATCGGCGGCGCCCTCATTCAACTGCTCTTGCTCAGAAGCAGCAATGCTTTCATATAATCCCGCAATTTCATTCAATTTGTTAAAAGAAAGAGTCATCTTACTAATACTTGTCTACTTTCTTTTATTTATAAAAAAAGAGGGTCTCAAAGACCCTCCATAATTTATTTTTTTTCGAGACGATTAATAACACCAAGTCCAACGGTTGCAATAGTACCAATTAATCCACACTTCATAGCCCAATCTGCAAGGTCCAAAGCATTTTTCCTATGAAGTTCTGCCCTATAGCATTCCCATGAATTAGGATTGCGAGTTTGTTGGCAAATTTTATCAACCTTATAAGCAGTCCAATATTCACCTGTTCCTTTTGGACCTTCGCCCATAACAGTATACCACCCAAAACAAAGCATAATAATTGTTGCACTACCAAGAACTGTAGAAGCAAGTGCGGTCTTAACCATTCAATTTCATTTATCTGACTTGTCTATCATAGGACACTTTAACGAATCTGGAAAGTCCTAATGTGCCAGTTCTCAAACCGGACCGTCCAATACTAATTAAGCAATTGTTGCGGATTGTGGTTTTAATCTTGCCGCAAGTTTTGGATTTGCTGCTGCCCAAGTCTTCATATTATCAGCAGAGCTTGCTGGTTTTGTTGGAGTGCTTGATGGTTTAGGAATGTTTTGTTGTGCTGATGGTGGAGAATATCTACCATACATGCCAGTTCTTTGGGCTTGAGTAGGTGCTGGTGTTTGTAAAGCATTTTTCACATTTCTTATAGGTGCAGTAGCAGTAGAATATGCTTTTATTTGATTTGGAGAATACACTTTTTTAGACAAAGATGCAGAGTCATTTTTATTATTTGAAGGTTTATTATTAAAATCCACATCGTGCTTTGTAATTCCCCTCCTCTGACTAAGTGAAAGTGCCAATTCCGCAGGTTTATATGCTATTTGAGAAAGATTTTTAGTTTTAACCGCATTTACAAGTTCGCCTGCTAATTGTCTTGGGGATTTATCAGTATCATATGCTTGTCTAAGTCCTGTTATTTTTCCTTTATTATCACGCTTCCAATCCTTATCCCCAATTCTTCCCATCGTTTTTTGTGCAGCAAAACCAGCAGGAGTATCTGAATAATCCTTATAATCAATATCCTTACTATTCCTTGCAAGTGCTCTACTACGAGCAGATTTAATTTCCTTTTCCATTTCTGGAGAAATATTCCTATCAGTTCTATTGATGCCAAGTGCTCCTGATGCTATAGCTGGTATAGCTTCACGAGCAGCTCCAATAGACCCCCTAATCTTATCGATTCCACTCATATTAGATGAATCTCTAGAAGAACCATCAGGTTTATTAGTTCTTTTTGGTGCTGGTGCTATTGAAGATTTAACTTTATTAATTTCAGATCCAACTTTATTAGTTACTTGCTGCCCAACTTTTTGTGCTTGATTAGCATAATTTCCAACTTTATTAGTTACTTGCTGCCCAACTCTTTGTGCTTGTCCACCAACGTTCTGTACTTGACTACCAGCTTTGTTTAATACTTGTTGTCCAACTCTTTGTAGTTGTCCAGTATATCCACCTTTAGATTTTGATTTTGGAATAAATCTATCTATCAATCCTTCATTTATAGAATTTCTATCAATACTTTCCAAACATTCTAATTGAAATTGTACAAACGTTTTCATATCATTTGCGTTTTCAAGTATTTATAAAAAAAGAGGGTCCGAAGACCCCCTACATTAAAGTTGGAATCCTGCGAAGGAATCTTTTGTAACGTCCTGCTTAATACCACCAATAATATAACTTTCAACCTCCGTTTCTTGTGGAGCAACTTGAAGACCTTTAGAACTAATCCAGTGCTCCGTCCAAGGAAGTGGATTATTCTTTGCTGGAATATCATAAAGTGGTTTAAGTCCAAGTGCTCTCATTCTACGATTCGCAATCCACTCAACATATTGCTGAAGAAGTTTATCATTCAGACCAATCATAGATCCATCCTTGAACAGATACTCTGCCCAAAGTTTTTCTTGATTTACGGCACTCTCAAAGGTCTTGTAGACCCACTGCTCTTCTTCTTTGGCAATTCTTTGCATCTCAGGGTCATCACCCTCCTTCCACTTGTTTAGAATGTTCTGAGTGATGACTAGGTGCTGATTCTCATCACGAGCAATCAGTCCAATGATCTTTGCACTTCCTTCCATAAGTTTGAGTTCGCCAAATGCAAAACTGCAAGCGAAACTGACATAAAAGCGAATACCTTCAAGAATATTAACGTTTGCAACTGCTCTGAATAACTTTCTCTTAAGTTCATACCTTTCTACCTGTGCGTAAGGAACTTGTTCTTGGGCATGTTTCCAAAGTTCAGAAGTTCCATAATGTTGAGCACTATTGATAAAATCGTTATATGCTTCGGTTACACTGACGGCACGTTCGAGAATTCTTTCATCTCTAAGAATTGTATCAAATACATCCGAAGGATCGGAATAAACATTCTTGATAATATATGTATAGGAGCGTGAATGAATCATCTCCATAAACTCCCAGACCTTCATACATGCTTCCAATTCTGGAAGTGAGCAGTAGGGAGCAAATGCCATTCCAGGTCCACGACCTTGGACACTATCAAGCATAACTTGATATTTTAGGTTAGAAGTAAAAATATGCTTTTGTTCAGGACGAAGAGATTGATAATCTCCACGGTCTTTCTGTAAGGATACTTCTTCAGGTCTCCAGAAGTATCCTAGTTGTTGTGTTGTGAGTTTTTCAAAGACTGGGTACTTGTAAGAATCATATCTCTGAACTCCTAGTGGTTGTCCAAAAAACATTGGTTGCTTTTTGGTATCCACTTCTTGAGAGTTAAAGACAGTCATTTGATTAACCACTTCTTTCTCCGTACTATTTGTTTTAAATCTTACAAGACTCACAATCGTCCTCCTCTGAGTTTAGAATATCATCAATTAAAGCATCAACAGATGGTTTAGATTCCTCTACTTCATCTGTCTTAATATCATAAGTGTTCTGATAGTAACTGGTTTTCCAACCGTACTTATATGTAGTCAAAAGGTCCTGAGCCATTACACTAACAGGAACTTCATTATTGGGATAATTCTCCGGATTATAGGACCAGTTTCCAGAAATCGCTTGATCGAAGAATTTTTGCATAACTGCAACAATATTAATATACCCACGATTGCTAGGCATATCCCAAAGAAGCGTGTAATTGTTCTTAAGTGTGTGAAACTGTGGAACAATTTGCTTAAGTGGTCCTTTCTTCGATTTCTTAACGGACAAGTATCCGCGAGGAGGTTCGATTCCATTGGTTGCGTTTGACACAACGGAACTGCTCTCCGAAGGCATTTGTGCGGACAATGTTGAGTTCCGTACACCATACTTCTTTACCTCTTCTCTGAGTGCTTCCCAATCATACTTGAGATTGTTTGGAACCAATTCATCAACATCCTTTTTGTATGTATCAATCGGCAGAATACCTTGACCATACTTGGTACGATGTGAGTACTCACATGCACCTTTTTCTTTTGCGAGATTAACTGTTGCCTTAATGAGGTAATACTGGAATGCTTCAGTTAGGTCGTGGACTAGTTTCCAAGCACCTGGATCGCCATAGTGCTCGCCGTGCTTAGCAAGATAGTGTGCCAGACCAATATAACCTACTCCAAGTGAGCGACGTGCCCTGGTGGCGATTTCTGCTGCTCTGACGGGATATCCTTGAAAATCAATGAGTTCATCAAGACTCCTAATAGCAAGATCACAAAGAACTTCAAGATCCTCATTACTCTTAATTTTACCAATATTAATAGCAGAAAGGATGCAGAGAGCAATCTCACCATCAGGATCATCAATATGCTGAATTGGTTTAGTAGGTAGAGTAATTTCTTGACACAGATTGCTCATCTCAACCTTATCCATAAAGGATGAGTGAGAGTTGCAGTGGTCGATATTCATAATATACAAACGACCAGTTTCTGCGCGTTCTTTCAGGAGGTCCAGAAAGAGTTCTTGAGCTCCAATAGTTTTCGACGGAATAGACGAATTGTTCTCGTATTGAACATATAACTCGTCAAACTGGTCGGTTCCAAAAGCATCATAAAGTCCAGGAACATCGTGTGGGGAGAAGAGTGTGATTTCTCCATTCTTAATAAATCTCTCATAGAAGATTTTGCTGATTTGGATAGAATAGTCCAACTTGCGAACACGATTGTCTTCGGTTCCTTTGTTATTCTTTAAGACTAGGATATCACTTATTTCTTGATGCCAGATAGGAAAGTGGACTGTAGCAGAACCACCTCTGATGCCGTTTTGAGTACAGCACCGTACAGTTGCCTCAAACTTCTTAAGGAAGGGGACCACGCCTGTGTGCTGTACCTCTCCGCCTCTGATTTTAGCGTTGATGCCACGGATGCGACCTGCGTTGATGCCGATGCCTGCCCTTTGAGCAACATACCTCCCAATAGCCATATCGCTACTGAAGATGCTATCCAAGGTGTCATCAACATCAACAAGAACGCAACTTGCATATTGACGAAGTGGTGTTCTAACTCCTGCCATGATTGGCGTTGGGATGTTGATTTTGTGTTTGGAGATTGCGTCATAATACTTCTTAACGTAGTCTAAACGGGTTTCTTTAGGGTACTTGGAAAAAATAGTTGCAGCAATCAACAGATACATGAATTGGGGAGTTTCATAAACCTGTCCACTGCTGCGATCCTGTACAAGATACTTATCAACTACCTGACGAAGACCTGCATAGGTAAACAAGTAGTCACGACTATGATCAATGAATGACTGAAGTTTTTCAAACTCTTCTGCATCATACAGGGCAAGAATCTCTGCATCATAGATACCCAGTTCTACACACTTTTGAGTATGCTCCAAAACAGTTGGGCACTCGTGCATACGACCAAATAACTGCTTACGAACGGCAAATAGAAGCAAACGAGCAGCAACGAATTGATAATTAGGATGTTCTAGATCAATCAGATCAGATGCAGAACGAATCAAAATCTCTTGAACTTCTCCAGTGGTAATTCCATCATAAAATTGAATACCAGACTGCATCTCAACCTGTGATGCAGACACTCCAGCAAGGTCTTTACATGCCTCTTCCACCATCAAGTGAAGTTTATTTAGATCCAGACTCTCAACAGATCCATTTCTCTTAACTACGCTTGTTCCGTTACTCATACTTTCTTCCATTCGTTGAATTTGATTTTTGCTTCAAGTGCTCTATATGTATTTGATTTTAACACATCCATAACAGAAAGTCCAGCGAGCACCATATCGTTGATATCCTTTTGCTGAACTGCTTTTGGCCAGATGACTACTTTCTTACCTCCGTCGATGAGTTTGGAGATCCTATTACAGATTTCCTTGTTTCTAGGTTCATTATCAAGAACGTACACAATATCGTTGCCCAAATTAAGACTATCGAGTAGAATATCCGATCCACACATTGCGATGGCATTTTTGACAAACGTTGAGTCAAAGGGTCCTTCTGTGACGTAGATCGTTTCATCTGTACTTACCTCGTCTAGTCCATAAACTTTGGGAATACTCTCGTCTAAAATCACCGTAATGTATTTAACATTACTGGGTCCTAGAGATCTTCCTTGGAACCCAAACAGTTCCCCTTCCCTAGTGTATAATGGTATCACTATGCGACTTTCATCTCTTACAATCCTACTAAATGTGGGTTTTTGAGTATTAGTCCATTCTTGGAATTTGTTAGCAAAGTAAAACTTTTCTGGATTCAAAAGTCTTTTTTCAAGATAAAGTTTAGCAATCGGATTCTCGGATGCCTTGGGTAAGTCTAATTTTTTCTTAAAGGTAGGTTTCTTAAACTCAAACTTTGGTTCTTCAACCACAAAGTTTTTACCCGTATGACCTTCCTTAAACTTTTCAAGAGTATATTGCTTATGAAGTGTTGGATCTAGTTGTTTAAGAAAGTTATTGAAAGATAAACTTGCCCCACAGTTATGACACTTGAAGTTTGTATTATTCTTGACTGGGTAAATGTATCCCCTTGTCTTGTTTTTGTTCTTCTGAGAGTCTCCACAAATCGGGCAACGGAATGTGTAGAGATCCGACTTAACCCTTTTGAATTTTTGAAGACGCGAAGATACGAGTCCAATATACTTGGAATCAATCAAATCCATTATGAAGGGTGCTTATTTCAGTCTCTCTATTCTACCGTTGTCTTGTGTCTGTGTCAAGATGCTTGACAGAATTTCTGAATTATTGATTGTGAAGCTTACTGCTGCAAGAATTCCAATACCTATCCAAACTTTTTTTTCTAATCCTTGTAACTTTGCTAATACAGCATTATGATCCTTATCCATCTTATCTTTTAACTGGTCAATCTTCGTAAAGAGTATATCTTCTATCTTTTCACCATTATTAATTTTTTCTTCATGAACTACAAGCATCTTAGTTACATTTGCATTTACTTCACTTATTTTTTCAATCGCACTCTCAATACGTTGCATTAACTGCTCAGTAGTATGAATCTTTTCCTCAAGGATTGCAACCTTTGTTTCTATTGTTTGAGAGGGTGAGTACATTGGATTAATTATGGTTGTGGTTTTCTTTTTTGCATCCAGTTTTTACGAAATCCCGTTCCATAAATGTATTTATTTTTCTTTCTTACTGGAGGATTATCACCTGCTTCTACTGTACCTGCAATATTTCCACCAGCAAGACTATTAGTAGGACCACCGGTTATCATACCTTCCTCATTAAGAGAACGAATGATATTAATAATTCTATCTATCTTACTTTCCATTAGATTGATTGCAATTGTTTTAGACACTCAATGTCTTCTTCTATAGTATTAATTTCAGTTTTTGGATATTCTGGAAGTCTGTTTAAGAAGACTAAAAAACTCTTGATGTAAGGCCAAAGTTCTTTCTCTAAATTATAAAATAATAAAGGAACTGTAGCATCATCAAAAACATTGAATAATACAGTGAGGTGATTAAGAATCAAATGAGTCTTAAGCACCCCACTATTTTTATATCGTTTTAATAACCGCTTTACATATTTTATTCTTTTTAGATCATCCTCAAAATCATCTTTGGTGACTGCTTGTGGATTATCGTAGAATTTTATAGCAAATAACAGATAGTTATCCTCATTCAATTCATCAAACTTCATATATTATTATTTTTGACCAGGATAATTAGGTACGTTACCAGTTGCAATGCCAGACATTGCAACAATAGTTTCTCTCTTCACTCTCAAACTGCCGTGCATATCAGTATAAGTTCTAATACCAACCCAACCAGAATGATTGATTTCATATATTGTATTTTCTGATGCTTGAGTACCAGCAGTTGAAATACCATAAATGAAGGTATCGGCAGCAGTACGTCCCTTCTGATATTGAGTATCTTTAATTAGATACTGTGGTTGTTCATTGATGGTATAAGAAGTGTTTGCAATTGCAACACCATTTAATCCACAGGTTCTTCCGATAGAAAGTTGGTTAGCACTTGTAATGCCGATAATTACTGCATCACCAAAATACGTTCCATTAGTGGCGCGAGCACCAAACTTAATTACATCACCAGTTTTTGCGTACCCAACTTGGCCAAAATTTCCATTTGTTGCGGTAACAATTCCGGTGCTGTAGTTCAACCAAACTCTACTGGTTGCAGCAACGCTAATATTGTCCAGATTGCCCCAAAGAGACATATGCTTTACCTATAATTCTTTTTCTAGTAATATTTATAAAAAAAGGAGACCTCAAGTTTTGGTCTCCTTTATGTTTTTAGTTAAATCTTAAGGGGTAATATCTTTTGCACCTTTTGCTTTCAGAGCATTTTGTGCCTGAATAAGAATGAGTGAAAGAATACCGTTTGATTTTACCTTTGGATTTGCTCCTAGTGCTTCCGAAACTGCAAAAAGGACAGTTGCGATAAGTGCCTGATTAGCAAATGCCCATGCGATTACTGCTGACATAGTGACCTCGTGTGAAGAATCCTGGATTATTTAGATCAATCAAACCTTGAAGACATGTTATCTTTTCCTTGCTGTTTTGAGGCACGGCGGTTCTTAACCATTTGTTCTGGCGAACGTCTCTCTGAACCATACTTACCAGCTTCGGGTGGTTTCTTACCTGGTTCCTTTTTCTCCCCCCTCTTCTGAATAGGACCACCGGCACCCATTCTACCAGCACCCATAACCTTCTGCATGTGACGCATTACCTTTGAATTGGAATCGTCTCCACCCATTGTCCCACCTTTAGTTACTGATTTACCAGTTTTATAATCTTTACCAGTCTCCTTCTCATAACGATTTAGTTCATCAATTGTTTCACCTTCTGGTTCATAAGACATCTTGAGTCCCATTGCTCTCAACTTATTTTTAATAAGATTTGTAGTTGTAGGAATTGAACGTGGGTCTACTTCCTTTTCACCTTTCTTTTTAGGTTCAGTACCACATTCAGTTTCTTCTTTTTGTGTTTCCTGATTCTTTGCCTTCCAAGCAGTAGCATAAGCAATTGATTTTTCCTTATCACTCACACCACCCTTAGCATATCCTGCTTTGATGTGCTTGACCATTCTCTCAAACTTTGCTCCAGGAGGTGCCTTTTCAACGATTACATCACCTTCAAGTTCATGATGAGAAACCAACGATGAAGAAGGATTTACAACAATTTTGTTCTTACCCTTCATTACATCAATTTTCTTATTGTTACCGTCCTTATCTTTTACTTCACCAAGAAACTCTTCCTTTACACTTGAGGTATCCTTACCATCAGCAGTTCCACCTTTCTTACGTTGAATTGCATTATGAACTGAACCTGCGTGTTCTTTAGCACCACTTTCCACCTTTCCGTCACCATCATAGTCCTTACCCTTACCTGCCTTAGTTTTAGCAGTTTGCTCACCTTTATTTTTCTCACCTTCGTAAGGCTCACCATACTCAGTCATCTCAACGGAAGAGATATTGGGATTTGCTCTTAACTGAGAAATCTTTTCACGGGTAGCATAACGAACATATGAACGACCAGAGTTCTTATCTGAAACTCTTACCTTGTACTTTCTATCTTCAAGTGCATTCAATTCTGCAATATAATCAAGTTCAATAGGTGCTAGTTCTTTCTCGACACCCTCAAAAAATACTTTGGTGAAAGCACTTGTGAGTGTATCGGTTGCTAGTGCTTCAATTTGAAAATCTTCCTTTACGGCACCCTTTGTAAATACCTTTGCCTTTACTGCAGTTCTTTCCTGTGGGTTCAATGAACTATTTTGCATATATTGTGAGAATGCCTGTTTGATATCTACACCCTCCCTTCTGGCACGATAACGAATATCATAAACTGCCTGACGAACACGCTTTTCAGCATTTGCCTTAGGGTCATTAGGTCCTTTACCTTCCTTACCTTTAGCACCACCAGCAGGAGCAGCGGCAGCAGGAGCAGACTTTCTTGCGGGAAGTTCCTCAAAAATGTTATTATTCATTGGGAGATTTGTTTAAACTTACTTTTTCCTATACTTATTTATGAATTGTATTCCCCAACTATATCCGGGGGTCATATCCTCAACATTCTTTCTATACCCATCAGTTCCCACCAAAGTATTTGGTTTTCCAGGGGTTCTCATTTTCCTAGACATTTTCTTTTCAGTATATGCCTCGGTCACATCCTTAATCCAAGATTTGAACATTACATTATCTTCTGTAACGCAGATAAGATAGTTGGTTCCTCTACGAATAATTCTACCAACCAACCCAGTATTGAGGTTTTCTACCAAAGAACCTATTTGGAAAATCCTATCAGCAATATAATTCTCACGAAGATTAACCCAATCAAATTTAGGTGCAATCTCCCAAAGATTCCATCCTTCTTTGATATTCATAGAAAGGCGGAGATTATCAAATAATTCTTGAGCATCTTTGCGTTTAAAGTCTATTGGAAGACCTTCTCTAAACTTACGGAAGTCTCCTTCGGCAGCAGCAAGTCTCATTCTTGATGCCGACATTCCTTCGACACCTTTTGCATCGGGGTCACGTTCTCCGGCAGAAACTACTTCGATATTATCAAAAGCATATAGTTGACCATTGTAATTATTGGATAGTTTTTCAAATTCTTTTACTCTATCAGAACCACCGACAATTCTAACATTAGTATATCCATCATTGTGTGCTTTTTTTAGTACATCAAAGATAGTTTTGTTACTAGCATCATTTGCAATTCTTTCACTATGTCCAGGGAACATCCTTCTCATATATGAAATCTTGGTATCAGGGTCAAGGGGATTCTTTTTCTTATCTTGACTTCTTGATGGGTAGATTACATAATCACCACCATCTGCCTGCGATGCTGCAGCAGCAGTATCCATAAGTTGCTGGTGCCCAATCGTAGGGGGATTGAAACGACCAAAGGCAATTGTGAGAGTGCCCTTGGTCTTCTCTACTGGGGGTGGAGTGGCAACAGGTTGCTGGGGTTCTTGTGCTGCTGGTTGCTGCTCTGGGGCAGGTGCTTGCTGCTGAACCGGTTCTTGCTGGGCAGGTGCCGCATCAGTCCCCTGAGAGAGATTCTTTTCCTTTTCAGTCTGTGCTGGGTCTTGCTGACCAACTTTTTGACGCTTATTATAAAACTTAAGAGTTCCCTTCTCAGTCTTTGCTACGAACTCCCCACTGGTTTTATCATACCATCCACCATGACCATCACCAACAAGTCCCAGACGGGATGCCTGCTGTGATGCGGTTCCTGCTTCGATTAAAAACTGGAAAAAACTTTTCATTACTTATTTCTTTGATTCCTACAAATTTCAGAAGTTATTGCCTTTTCATTAGCAACAATGTATCTTATAGCACTTTGTCTAATCTTTATATATTTATTCTTTATAGATTCCTGCTTGGTTGAGTTAATCTTATTATCTATTGTAAAGTAGACATAAGAAACAAAATCCTTAAAGTCACCTTTTTTAAAATTTTGTATTAGATTTTTTATGTATGAATTAATCATATTAGAAACATTCCAGGTTGTGCTTCTAGATAATTTCTTGGATAAAATCTATAGATTTTTTTAGCAGCAGAAATTCCACTTGCGACTTCCATTTTATACCGTATTTGCATAACCAAATTACTACTCCCTGTTAATTTCCTACCATCAGAAGTTGCAAGATATATTGATATTTTTGGATCACCAGATGCATTAATTTCAGCAATATATCTATTACCAACCAATACATTTCTAAATTCTCTATTAGCAACTCTCGTTTTTACAAGTGAACCATTTACAAATTTTACAAGTTCAGTATTAATATTTCTAGACAAACCAAAAATAATATAATCAGCAAATTTTGTTTTTATTCCTGTCTGTTCTTCAGAATTAAGACCCTCATTTAATTGCTGTGCTGCATACTTATACACAAGACGAGCACCTTTTTTTAATTGCTCACCACCGCCAGTTGATTTTGCCTCATCACGAGAAGAATATTTTTTAGTATAAACTTCAATATCAAAAAAATTATCGATGAATTTTTGATATTGTTCAGAAACAGGGGAAACATCCAGCCCCATTTCACCAAATATATTTAAAAATTTATCAAACCCCTGACCAGAAACTTGATGAAATTGTTCTCCACCAGATACCTTTAATGAATAATCAATATTACGAAATCTTCTATCAGGATTAGTTGGAGAATTTACCTCAATCTTAACATCGGCTTTTGTTCCTTTTTGATCTTCGGTTCCAGCAGCAGAAATTCTAATAATATCCTGACGTTCGTTAATTGAAAGACCCCTTGCCTGGGCATTTAAACGACTATGGGAATTTGCAAACAACAAAGCGCCATTACGCAAATCCGAAACTTTACTCCAATTACCTCTAATAGATAAAAAATCTTGGGCTCTCTTGGGAACCGATACGGTTACAGATACATTATCAATTACAGCACTTCCAACATCATTTACATTTTTAACATATCCACCTTTCATCATTTCCGTCAAAATACCTTCCACATCACTAATAGTTACTGCTGGAAGTATTTTGGCGCTTTTAGTTTTTGCCCTTTTTACAAATCTAGCAGCAACTGCGGCGGCAAAAAACACTTCAAATAAATCACCTCTATTTGCTTCTATCTTTTCTGCCATAAGACTTTTTTAAATATTTAGTGCCCAAGAGAGGACTCGAACCTCCACACCTTACGATATATGCTCCTAAGGCATACGTGGCTACCATTACACCACTTGGGCATATGGAAAATATCGGACTCGAACCGATGACTTCATCCTTGCAAAGGATGCGCTACTACCAACTGAGCTAATTCCCCGAGAACCCCGAAGGGTCATTTATTTATTCTACAATAGCACCAATCTTTTCGTCAAGGTCTACGATAACCAAACGAATATCAGTAATACGAGGAGGAACAGAACCCTCATCGTAAGTATACCCCTTTTGATGCTCAAAAAGAAGTTGACGAACTGCCGCAGCAGAACGAACATCCATTTTAATAATTACTTGCTTTTCTTTACTCACAGGTCTCCCTCAACACGATTTTCAGATTTATAGACGGAAAAACTACCCTCTGGATAACGAGCACTCAGTTTCTCATAGTTCATTTGAAGAACCTCATCGAAGTTGGTATTCAAAGCCATACATGCTTGGGCAAGATACCAGCACAGGTCTCCAAGTTCCCGCTTCATATGAAAGACGTTCTCTTCATTATAGGGTTTGCCCTGAAGAAAAATCTTTTTCACTACTTCAGTAAATTCACCTGCTTCGGCACTCATACCAAATGCAGCAGTCATTAGACGAGAAACATCTGCACCTTGTGCTTGCAGTTCGGTCAAACGTTCGACAAGTTTTGGATATTCACTACTTGCTGGACTGGTGGTTTGACGAACAAATTCAATATACTTATTAGAATCAATAGTTGCCATATTTAAAATTTAAATCCTTCGAATGATTTTTTAGGTTTGTTTTCTTCATAAGTATACTCCTCTTCTTGTCCGCTGTCAAGTATGTCTTTTTGTGCTGATTGCTCTACATCATAAAGTCTCATCTTGGCACGGTCAATACCAACAACAAAACGTTTGAATACTGTTGGGTCATTATAACGATTCTTCAATTGTTTCACAAGTATCTGACCTAACCCCTCCAACTCTTCAGTACTAATAAGGGCAAACATAAGATCAGCAGTAGCAGGGAGACCAAAGGACTCAGAAGTATCAGTAAGTTCAACATCAGAGTTGCCATAACCACTACGAGTAGTCTGGGTAGCGGAAACAATCGGAACATTAAACTCAACTGCGAGTCCCCGAAGTTCTTCTGCAATTGATTTGATATATGAATAAGAATTGACAGAGCTATTTGCCTTGTGCCTAGAGGAAGCACAAATATTAAGGTAGTCAATGAAAATAATATCAGGTCTAAATGATTTCTTAAGAGCAAGTTCATTTAACAGTGCCTTGAAATGTCCAGAGTGTGCCGAAGCAGTCGGATACTCCTTAATTATAAGAGTTCCTTGAGTCTTCTTTGACAGACTTGTTACTTTGTTTTCAAATGTTGAACGTGGGAGATCAACCAATTGCTGAATCGGGACATTGAGAAGGTTTGCATCAATTCTTTCTGCAATTCGCTCCTCCGCCATCTCAAGAGTGATGTAGAGTACGTTCCTGCCTTGTAGCAGCGCGGAACTAGCAACATGGCACATGAAGAGGGACTTACCGACCCCCGTACCAGCGAGAGCAATATTGAGAGTCTTATTAGGGAGACCACCTTTTGTGATTTTGTTGAAATATTCCAGATCAAACTCAATTTTATCTTCTTTTCTGTGGTAGAAATCATAACGCTCCTCATAATTCTGAAGATAGTCGTGTCCGATGTTATTATCAAAAGATACTGCTAGGGCATCGGAAAGAATGCTGGGAATTGCATCCCTATTCTTCTTCCCATCATTACCATCGGCAATATGAATTGATTCCATCAGAGCAAGATAAATTGCTCGGTCACGACACCACTTCTCAGTAGTATCTAGCAACCATTGCTTCTCCACTACTAAATCATTCAGTGTTTCACACACCTCACGAATATCTTTAACATCAGTCTCGGTTAAATCAGTACGATTCTCAATCTCAATACCAAGTGCTTCTTTAGTAATAGCAGAGTTGTACTTGACAATAAACTGAACGATTTCCTCAAAGACTACTCTTTCAGACCTTTGCTCAAAATATTCGGGTTGTATAAAAGGTATAACTTTTCTAGAGTAGTCTTCATTGTAGACAAGATTTCGGAGAATTGTATGCTCAAGTCGTTCCATTATTTAAATTAAAGATTTCGTTTATGATGTGGTACGTCAAATACAAAAGTAATTCTAACGTTGTCTCCAATATTCACTGCCTTGTGTGGAAGTTTATTATTAAACCAAAAGAGTGTCCCTGGTTCAACAATCACTGTTTCCTCACCAACAGTATACTCGTATTTTCCCTGAATGGAAAGATGATATCTATCTTTTGTAAGGTAGTAAGTTCCTTCGTCAATATGAGAACCTACAATCTCACCAACAGGAAGTGCTAGAAAACCACAACGACGAAGTTTCTTAAAATACTTTCCCAAGTAATTAAGAATCTCCGTGTGTTTTTCATATGCTGGAGTTTGAATACAAATTTCAGTATTACCAACATACTGATCTTCTGTTTCGACTCCACCCATTATAAGTTGTAGAACATCCACAGTTACAGTGTATTCTGTAGGGTCCAATTGTTCAGAGTCTTGAAGATTCTTTTGAGAACCCCAATCCTCTGGATATTGTTTGAGTTGTTCTAGTATCTTGGATACATCAACACCAGTTTGTATGATTCTGATGTTTTTCATACACCATAACTAAACTCACCTTTAGCAATTACATCAAGTTTTTGCATTACCTCTTCAGTAAAGTATTCTTCAGGATTTGCTAGGATTTGTTTTGCATAGATTTTTTTACCATCCATTTCATAACGTCCAGCAACGTTCTTCCACATTCCCCCAGTTTCACCAAGTTCAAGAAGACCATAGTACTTGTCCAATCCACGTTCATCATAATAAAGACGAACTTCTACTTGTTGATTTTCCTTACTTAAACGTGATTTAGCAGTCTTACATTTGATAATGTTACCAATCACTTCAGTTCCATCTTTTTCTTTTTTCTTTGAGAGATGAATAATTGTAGAAGCAGCATACTTAAGACCACTACCACCACCCATTTCCTTGGTAGGAACATAGGCACCGATTACATCGTAGGTATGATTCGTTACAATCATTGGAATGTTTGCTTGACCCAGTTTCAGAGTAAGCATTCTAAATGCACCCTTGATGAGTTGGGATTTGGTCATGTCCCGAACCTCTTTATCATTCAGAGCATCATTAATCTCCTTACTGGTAGAAAGCATTCCCAGAGAGTCTAGCACAAACATACAAGGATTGCGTTCTCCTTCAGGTTTCTTTAGGTAAAGATCAACTGCCTTCAGTGCCTTACCACGAAACTCTTCAACTGTAACAACATTGACCACCACGACTCTAGTTGTGTCGATGCCTCTGCTCTCCAGTAAGGATCTGGTGATTGCAGCTTCAGTATCAAAATACAGGCAGTATCCAGTAGGATTATTATCAAGAAAATTCTTGACCACAGCCAAACTGAAGAAAGTTTTTCCTGTAGAACTTTCACCTGCGATTGCAGTGATTTTGTTACCAGATACGCCACCAAAGATACTCCCAGATACAAGAGCATTAAATATGTACGAACCCGTGTCCACATAAGTTTCAGTTTCGTCAATGTCTGATGCCAGTTGTGTGTATTCTCCACCAATCTCTTTTACAATGTCTTTTAAGAAGTCCATCAAATTACCATCCCGTATTGTTCACGAAGTATTTTTTTATAAGGCAAACCTTGTTCTTTAAGTTCTCTAACCAATTTAAGTTTATGATAAAGGGCACCATCGCCACCAAATCCAAGTG